CACCGGAGCCCAGTTACCTCTACCGTTGATGTTTTCTAAACTTGAAAAAACTTTAAAGCTAACAACTATAGGAAATGTTACGTTGTTGGGTGCATTTCCTTTAAAGTTCTTACCAATTACTCCATACCCATCCTCAGTAGTAGCAAAGGAAGAATTTCTCAAATCAGTTAAAAGTTTAAAATTATTTTTAGCTTTAACTTCTCTTGTAGATCTGCTTAAATAAGTAACATGATCATAATTGTAATCTTGATTGTCAACTTTATCGGCTGCTGATTTTTCACCTGGAACAGATCCTAGTATAAACTGTTCTGTAAGATTAAGATGCTTTTCTACTATGTGTACATATCTATGCTTAGGAGGATCTACCATCTCCTTAACAAATACATCACCACCAATTTCAAAAGTTTCTCCTCGTGGAGTTATTCTTGCTTTAAAATTAAAGTCTTGTTGAGATTCTTCGACTTCCGATTCAACTTCTTTAACTATTTTTCTTGCTGTCTTAATATCCATAGTCTTGCGAACCTTCTTACCACCAATAGTAGTAAAATTTTTCTCAGGTTCTTCTACAGTAGCCTTGGCCATAGCATAGTTAAACTCAGGAGATCCCTCTTCGAGTTCTTCATCAGTAAGAAGTAGCCTTTTCTTTTCCAACATTTTAGACTCCGCCACTTTTTTAGCTTGAGCTGTAGCTATAGCATACATTTGATCTTTTGGCATGTTAGGGTTGTCACGCTTCAATGCCAAAACGATCTCTTCTTTCTTTTTCTTTTCTGCTGCTGTAAGTTTCTTCTCAGCTAGCACCTTGTTCTTTATCCTTCGCAGCCTGATTCATTGACTCCTCCTCATCACCGTCACCGTCGATGTCTGCAAAGTCTGGCTTATCTTCTTCGTCTAACTCTTCATCTTCAGAATTACCTTGCTCATAAACTACCTGCTCATATACTTCTTCGTCTTCACCTTTTGAATAATGAGCATCACCTTCATCTTTACCTTCTTCAGGATCGATATTATCTTCTTCAGAATCAGCAGGGTAATTTTTAATACTTGGCGCAGCTCCTGTTGCAGCAGCTACATCAACTGGTGAATCAAAGATTTCTGGATAAGCCTCAGCAATTTGATTTTGAACTTTAACTGATTGCTCAGCAAGGTTGTCCATAAGTTTAGAAGCCATAATAGACTTAAAAGTGTGACCTGCTTTACCAAGATCGTCCCTTGCTACATCTTCTACTAAATTTTTAATAAGGTTTTTATATTGTGTCATTGTAGATCTCCTTTACCTTTATTTAGCCTTGTTCAGAGTCTTCAGGCTGAGGATTAAGTTGAGCTTCTAAAGCTTGTTGTTGTTTAAACTCATCTAGTATTTGATATTGAATTCTTTCAATATCTTTATCAGATTGTCTAAGGATATGTTTCTTAATGTAGTCCGTAGAGAAGTATTTACCATTGTACTCTTCTGCCTCTCTCATAGTAATTAATCTTTCTCTGAAGATTTCATTTTCTTTGAGTTCTGTGTAGAAGTTGTTTTCGTTATATCTAATTAAGATGTCCTTCTTAATAGATTCAAACTCAGTATGGTTCATGATACCTTTAAGAATCAACTGAGTTCTTAAACAAGAGTAGATAAACTCATTAAACTTAACTCTAAGTCTTTTTACAAACTTGTTAAACTTAACTTCATCTCTACTGATCTCAGAAGCTCTACCAAGCGTGTAAGCTACTTCAGCTTCCATTCTAGAAACAGGAACATTAAGTGCTCTGTAAAGTTTCTTCTGGAAGTAAATAATGTCTTCCATCTGACCAAGGTTAGTACCACCTGGAAGTGTACCAATCTCAGTACCTCTACCACCTTCTCTTCTAGGAAGCCAGTAATCTTCTAGCATTGTCATAAACTTACGATCATCTCTGATCTCGCCAGAAGAAGCATCGTATACAAGTTTGTTCTTATGCTTCTGCATCATATCACGAAGATATTGTTCTGCCTTCATCTTGGGAAGGTTACCAACATCGATGTAGAAGATTCTTCTTTCTGGTGCTCTTGCCAGCCTGTAAATGACAGCTGCATCTTCAAGAGCTCTAAGTTGGTTTACTGGTTTGATAGCTTTGTGCAAATGAGACAAAACCATCTTATTGGATCTGTCCATGATGCCAGAGTCTGCATACACAATAGAATCAGGAGAGATCTTAATAGTAGTGGCACTCTGAGGTCTCACAGTAGCATAAGCACTTGTACCAACAAACCCTTCGTTACTGTATACAAAGTAATCATTCTTAACTACTTTTTCAGAAGCCTGAGTCTTCTGATCTTTCCTTTCATCAAACTCTACGATACGTTTGATCTTTCTTGGATCAACATATCTAAGTTCTTGAATACCAGCCTCAGGCATATTCTCGTTAATGACTACATGGTAGTAGAGTCTACCATCAACATACCACTTACGGAAGATCTCATACGACTTTTCTCTGAAATGTAAAAGATCTACTATCCTATTGAATTCTTGATAGATGATTTCTTTGACGGGCCTGTTTAACTTAACTTTATCTAGAGATATCTTAAGAGCATCGCCAGCCTCATCAGGGTTGACTACTTCGTTAATAATATCATCTACTGCAACCTCGACTTCAGGCTGCATTATCATTTCTCTATATTTGTTAATGAGTTCTACATCGTTTCTTACAGAACCATCAAGGTCCACGTAAGTACCGTATACCCCACCGGTGCTGACGGTGACTGCGCCATCATCAAACTCCGGTTGGGTAAACGATTTTACTTTAGGGTCTGGCTTCTCATCCAGACGCTCAATTTTGAAACCAAAAATTTCCATTATATTACCTTATATTAGAGAGCTCTACCTTCAGATACGAACTCACCTTCATTACCAGTAGGCGAACCGTTAGTCGATCTACTAGTGTTTTCATCAAGCAACCAATAATCATATTTAAAGTTAACTTGGAATTCTTCAATAACGTCTGCCTGTGCCCAGTCTAAACCAATCGCAGAAAGGTCTGATGGGAAGCAACCTACAAACTTATACTTTCTAAGAATATCTCCGGCCTTAGAATATTGAATTACGTGACCGTCTCTTTTGTAAGATTCTGGTCTTTGGTATCCAGCGTCTCTAAGATTCGGTTCGTGAGAATTCAAAGAATTGTGCCAAGCTTCGAGAGCATGTCTAACTGCAAAGTCTTCGTCGTTAATAACTGTAATCAGCCAGTCATCATATCGTCTTTGACCTGCTACTTTAATAGTTCTACCAAAGTAAGGGATTTCACTAAATCCAACAGATGAAGTTGGAAGAGCAGTTGCCCTAGCCATGAAGCGAATCTTGTCGTCACCTCTTCCATCTACTGGGTTTTGAAGTTCGATCGAGAACAGTGACGCTCTAGCGCCACCGAACTCTAACTCTTCTCTGAAACTGTTGATGTTAAATGCCATTTACTTTAGCCTCCAAATCTGCCTACTACTTCCTCAAACGCTACCCCTGTTCTTACCGCAACAAAGTTAAGTCTGATGAAGTTAATGGATCTTGCGGGTTTAATGTAGATGTCACCAACAAATTCGTTTCTGTCGATGATTTCTGCCGTGTTGTTAGATTCATCACAAACTACTCTAAAGTCTGTGATACCTCTACGACCCTTCACAGTTCTTAAGAATGGCTCGACCAGAGATACAAACTGTGCTCTAGTAAACTCGTCATTCAGTTCAAACAATGTAAACTTAGCGGCAGTAGAGATTGCCTTTTCAAGTACAATGAACAATCTTCTAACATTAATTCTACTGAATGCAGAAGGTCTGCCAAGAAGAGTCTTATCACCGAATAAGATATTACCCTGATTTCTAAAATTGACAACAGGGTTAATGTCCGCTCTGTAAAGATCATCACGTTCTGCCTGGTTAGGATTGTATGCCAATCTTACAATGTTCTTGATCTCGCCTCTGTTGAAGCCAGCAGGAGAGTACCAAGGCTCTCTCTGGTTATCAGTTCGAACCATCAGACCAGCTGTATCACCATTTAATGGTACATATCTGAATACATCATTGTACTTGTCATACATGTACTTATATCCAGAATCAGCAAAACCATAAGAAGAACTTCTTAAGCTGTTTCTAAATGTCTTTACATCATTAGTAGGATCAATTCTGTTGCCTACCACATCGGCTCTATCAGGTGATACTGTTACAACACAATCAAGTCTCTTGCCAGCAACATTATCGATAAGATAGTTTGCTAAGCCTTCACCGTTGGTTCCGCCTCTAGCTTTACCTTGCATCATGATAGAAATGTCGACGTTCTCTGGATCAGCAAACAAGTCGGAAGCTGTCTGGAGACCTCCAAGCGACACAGAACTCTCTGTACCCTCACCAGCACCTTGTGTGAAGGAAAGGTAAAGAGGATCCTCATTTGTCGAAGCAGCAATGTTAGCTGCTGTAGCAGAAGCAGCACCAGATCTATCGTTAGCCCACCATACCCAATTGGAAGAGTTATTAAGGACAGTCTTGTAGTAGTTAGAAGAACCGTCCGGAGTCTTACCGTCTGTAGCTCTAGAAAGATTGGCAAATTTTTCAAGAACTGTTCTCTTTACTCCAGTTCTGGCGATATCGCCGTCTTCGTCAACAACAACTACGTGCAATTCATCTCTAGCAGCATCACCTGCAGAGTTCTGATCTGACACGTAATCGGAAGTACCAGGAGCAGAATCAAACAGGTTGAAGTATCCCCATCTCCGCTTAACTGTATCCATAGTGATATCAGAAATCAAAGATACTTTTTCAGCAAGTTTAATTGTTGCTGTATATGTG